TTGACGTGCGACGCTTGTGGCGTTTTTGTACGGCATGTTGGATGTCATCTGAATCATCTCCCGGTACTGCCAAACGCGGAGTTAATCCTCCCGCCCCGCATGGCAGTGATAGCGGGACGGGAGGTAACGGTTCTCAATCAGTCAGTGACTTACTGACTCAGGACGAAATTCCTTCGGCGATCTGTGCAGAAGAAGTTGTAAGTGCAGTCTGTGTACTGCGTTATCGTCCTGTGATGCAGCGGATGCGGCGACACCTTCGTTTCCTTAAGGTATTCTCCTGAGAGGAAACACGGCCGAAAAACGCTCCAGTTAATCCCGTAGACCGGGCTGGTCGTATCTACCGTACCGCTGTTGTTGTCGAAGTACGGCACCCACTCGACAGGGATGCGACGGAACATTACCGACCCATCCTTTGACGCAACGTCGTTGCCGAGGTTGTCGTTCTGCGACTCCAACACTTCTTCCAGGGTGCCCAACACCGTGTAGTCGGTGTAGAAGCCCCACTGGTTTCCCATGTTGTTAAACGGCCCATCCACGGGCGGACGGAACTCGGTTTTCGTAGCAGCTTCCCGCCATTTACGGATTAAATCTGCCTTGCTCACCGAGGCATACTGTCCCGTCCAATTTGCCCATCTGGCGTATGTAGACTGGCTCAGGCCACCCACGTCGCTGAACCCACTTGGGTGTCCACCGTTGAACCCCGTCGTGTTGTTCTTAACGATCCAGTACGGAACGCCGTAGGGCGACAGTTCATCCGAAGAACTGCTGGGAGCACCCCAGAAGTTACCTTCCATCAACTCCGCGAGGTCGGTCATCGCGTCGACCCGCGAGGTCTGCAGAAGCGAAACCAGCCTGGCCGGAGCACGGTTCATCGAAATGATCCGCTCTTCGAGAGCCCAGTGGGTCTCACTGTGACGCCAGGGCACGTTGCCCGTCTTCTGCGTGTCAGCGGTTGTCGGGTTGTCAGTCTCGTTGAGCTTGACGTTCCGAGCCGCGTTGTTGGAGAAAACGCGGATGTTGAACTGGTGGCCGTAACCACTGCCAAACTCCACCGCCTTCTTCTTCAGGATTTTCGGCATAGCGATATGCCGCTGGTTATCCACAACGATATCCGCCCACGTCGTCTTTTCGAGATGACGCAGCGTAGTCGTTACGAGATCTGTGTAATCGTCAGCTTGGTAAGCCATTAAAGACCTCCCCTATTTAGCCAGGGAAAGCGCTGCTGTAGTCATCGGAAGCCCCGTTCTCACTCTGCCAATTGGCTGCGGCACGAACTGCGGCTTCATAGCCACGATCCGAAACATCCCGCTGGCGGGTGGGTACGGCGGAACCTTGTCCTGCGATCTTCCGTGACTGGCGGGACGCTTCCTCCAGTGCGTTTTGAGTAAACTTTTCACTGAACAAAGAATTTGCAGCCCGCTGGGCAAGCTGCGACAGAGAGGGCGGTTGCTCACCTCCCTGAAGGTGAACCTTTCCAAGGCGAGCAGCTTCATTCGCTACCTGGATTCGGTTTCCGCCGAGATCTTCGGGAACATCGTTCAACCGGCCTCGGCCAAAGACTTGCTCGTCCATCGTGTTGAAGATCACATCGAGTTCTCTCGAAGCCACCTCCTGCTGGACGCTTTGGTTCTGTTGTATTAATGCGTGGTTCTGCTGAACCAGTCCGTTCATGTGCTGTTCCAGTTGCTGGAACCGCTTGTTCGTGTTTTCGTTCTGCTTCAGAACCCCGTCGTCGTAATCGTCGGGCTCCTCAAACGTGAAATCCTGTACCAGTTCCGGCTGCTGCTGCGCCTGACCTGCCACGCCAGCCTGCTGCTGCTGTTGAGCCTGCGCTTGGCGTGCAGACACTGCCCGATTTGCCAACCCGCCGATCACCCGGTCAAACGCATCCGGTGTACCGAATGACTTCACGTCCTCGACGCTCATCCCCAGTGCCGACGCCAGGGCAAATTGGTTGTTGGTGAACTCAGCAGCCTGTTCAATCGGAGCCTCTGGCTCGACTTCAACCTGTTCGGGTTCATCTACTGGCTCAAGACGATTGATCGCCGGCTCTTCCTCGATGATGTCGTGTGAAGCTACCGGCTCAGGCTCTGGAGCGACCTCCTCAACCGAAGTTTCTGCGACCTCGGTCGTTTCGACCGGATCATTTTCCACCGGTGCGTTTTCCACCGGGGTTTCAACTGCCTGGGGTGTCTCTTCTGGCATTAGTCACTCGCCCTTGTCTGGGGAGCCTCCTGCTCTCGACATAAAAAAAAGGGGGCCGACGTGGTCTCCCACGCGGCCCCCTTTACGGGCAGCGACGGTAAAGGCGTCTAACGGATCGCGACTTCCGTTTCAGCCTGTGTACGGTGCCGGTGAAAAACCACCGGCCCCCATTGGATTATCGTTTCCTCTTTTGCTTCGACTTGGCTTTTTTGTAGGCCGCCTGCCCCTTAGCTGTGTATGAGAAGTGCTTCACCTTACCACGTTTCATCTTCAGCTTTGGCATAACTTCCCTACCCGAGATATTCCACAGAAAGCGTTACGGTGTCAATGACAGCACTCTTGTACTACGAGAAATATGCGTCCCTGTTCTGCATCCCAATCGTCCGCAGATACGCACGTTGTTGTCGATGACTCGTGAAACGTGGTCGTCCCTGGAGGTCGAAGTCGATCGCAAACCCATGCTTGCGGGCATGCGACTCAGCTTCCTCACGGTCCTTCGGATGCACAGCTGCACCTTCGCTGACGATGATCTGAGACGGTGAATACGGCATGCGAGCCTGCCCAGCACCTTTTGGGTTCTTGTTGAACTCCTTACGGCTGACGGACTCGCCATTGATCTTGTATGTGATTCCCATTGTCTTTCGCTGTTACGGGTACATTGGTCGCTGCTGCAAGGTCGGCTGAAAGCCTCCGGGCATTTGACCGGGCATTTGACCGGGAAATTGACCGGGAAATTGACCCATCGGACCTCCACCCATCGGACCTCCGCCCATCGGCGGGATGTTTCCGGGCATGGGAGGTGCAGGCGGGAACTGAGCACCCGGTGTCGGCATCGGCGTGAACTGATCACCGATAAACCCGCCGATGTCGTCCAGTGTCGGGAACTGAAATCCACCGCCGCCGCCGCCACCGCCGAATATGCCTGGGTAGTTCAAAGGATCGAGTATCGGAGGTGGACCGGGCTTCATCCCTGCGGGAACTCCAAAAATTGTGTTAGGAACCGGAAAGTCCGTGTTGGGCTGCATTCCTTCAATAAGCCCGCCGATCCCAGACATGACAGCGTTGTCAATAAACGGGTCGACTTCATTGCGATAAATCGAGTCCTGTATCCGCTGCTCGCCGATAGGCTTCAGTAGTTGTCTAGCCCTCGTTTGGTCGAAAAAGTCACCTAGACGCACCCCGCCTGGTATGTCGTCAGCAGTCGGCGTTTCATAGTCGTACATCTGATCGGGCGAGATGAACGGACCACCGGTCTTATACTGATCGTGATAATCCTCGATGGATTGTCTGCTCGGAATGTTAGGACGCGGCCCAAAACGATCTGTGAAATCCGGCCAGAAATTTCCGGGGAAGGTCGCAGGCAACGGTGGACCGTAGTCGGGCAGTTGCGACGGGTCGAACGGCATCGGGTATGGCCCGGTGGCCGGTGTCCCTGGTCTCGCTCCTTCTCCCCGAGCGTCACCCATCTCGCCCGGCGTGCCCGGTGTGCCGTAACCACCACCAGGCCACGGAAAAGAACCGGGAGGCGGTGCCGAATGACCCGGACTAAGACCGGGAATCGGGATGGAGCGACCTGGAGGCTGGGGGGGGTTAGTGCCCCCTCGACCTTGTGATCCAAATCGGCCACCCGGAGTACCGGGAGTCTGCATCGTCCCCGGAGTAGGACCGGGAACAAAGCCCGGCGGATAGTAACCGGGCGGGGTGTCCCCGATTATCACTCCCGTATCAGGGTCAAACTGAACCGGTGTCGTGCCGCCCATGTCGCGATAACCAGTGGTCCCCGGACGACTATAGGTAGTACCTGGACGTGGTGGACGGGGCATTACATCACTCCTTGCATGTTCGGCATCATCATGTTGCCGATGGAACCCAGCAATGGGTTCTGCGGTTGTTGATTGAAGGGTGATGGGTTCCACGGTGGTTGTAGTGGTTGCCCTCCCGGTGGCACTTGACGCTGACCGGGACCGAAGACGGGTGGTCTTCCGGGGAGTTGGCCGGGGCCGAGCGGGACGTAACCACCAGGTTGGTTAAGGCCGGGAACCAGGGGGGGGCTCATTGGTCTAAAGCCGGGATTGATAGGCGGCTCACCTTGACCTTGCTGAAAAGGATTGAAGGGGAACGGCTGTGGAAAGCCAGTTCCGGGTCCGACTCCGGGCCTGAACTCGTTGAACGGTCTAGGCGGAGCCATGTTGGGTTGGGGGGATGAAGATGCAAAAAGCTCACGAGGATGAATTCCCTGTCTGTCGTATCCAGGCCACGACGGGTAAGGTCCGACGTTCCACGGGACGTTGTAGTCGATGGGGTTGTTGGGATAGCTGGGTGCCGTTGGGTCGTCGTCCAAGACCTCGTCTACTCGTGACGCACCCGGCTCCCTAAGTTCCTCGGCATCAGGTACATGCTCAACCGAGAAGCCGGGAGGGTAGATCATTGGGTATTGGTACGTTTCCCCGCCTGGGGGAATATAAAAAGGTTCTGGTGCTGCTGGTGGAGGTTGGCGACGTGGTGCTGGTGGTGCGGTTTTCCGACGTGGTGCTGGTGGTGCAGTTTTCCGACGTGGTGCTGGTGGTCTTCTTGGCGGCATAGTTGTTTCTCCGTCGCGTTCTGTCACCTACATCAATGCGTCAGCTGTCTGGTTAGTCCCAGACATCAACTGGCTGATCATGCTCGAGTCCGCATTCTGCCGGCTCGCCGCACCGGGCCGGTTGACACGCACATTCTCACGACTGGTCACCGGTGACTGGCGAGGACGATTGCGATCGGAACCGGGCGAATCACCCTCCGCCCCTTCCATCGGTGCCTTTTCCTTCTGCTGCACCAGATCCTTCAACTCCGGCAAGTTGGCGTACTTCGCGTACAACTCCATCAACGCCGTCATGTTCAACTCCATGCCCTGCTGCTGAAGTAGCGGCATCGCCGGAACAATAATCCCCTGAACAATCTGGTTGATCGTCTGCAGTCGCTCGCCAGGCGACTGGTGCTGCATCGAGTACGCTTCGATCTCTACCTCGTGATCATAGATCGACTTACCGCGACGGTCTTCAGGAGTGATCTCCATCTCAAGCGGACGGACCCCCTCGAACTCCACCGTCACCGGATACGTCTGCAACGGATCCTCCCAGAGATGGAATCCGAAGTCCCTGATCAGGTCTCGGGTGAACTCCACCACCTTGTCCTGCATCCCGGCAATCCGCTGGTTAGCAGCTGCAAACAACAACTTGTCCTGGCCAACCGTGTCTGACTGCGGACCCAAACCACCCAACGCATCAAGGTTGCCGGCCAACCAGCTGAACAGGTCACGACTCTGCAACATGAACGCAAAGTTCTTCTGGTCAATGCCGCCGAAACTCTTCTCCTGAATAGCATCAGGATTGTCGACCGCGACAATCTCACCGTCACTCGTCTGACGGATGCGTTCCGCATCACCAGCATCAGCACCACGAGTCACACCAATGTTCTTCGCACGGTTAGACTGGCGTTCCAACTTCCGGTACAAGCCGTTGACGATCTGGTGAAGACCCTGCCACAGCATCGCCGGAGCCAACGGCATCGTGTTGCCATCTACTTCGTTGAACCAGAGCATGTGGTACGGCCCCATATGACGATCCGGCCCATCCCAATCAACGATCCGCAACGGCGGTTGGCCTTCCATCGGGGAGAGCGTGACCAGCTTCCTCTCATTCGGAAGCCAGATCTCCCACAACTCGATCGTGTCCTCAAGCGCCGTTTCAATACGGCTACCTCCCGAGGCCAACGTCCCGATTCGTTCGTCGCCACCATGCTCGTTGAAATTGTAGTTCTCCTCTGGACGCAATTCGTCCCGTATCGACTTCTTGAACTGCTTGTTGTCCTTCGCTTCCGATAACCGCATCCGGTATCTATGACCACAGTACGCAACCTCCTCCATGTGGCGTGCCGACATGTCATGGACCCAGTCGTCCAGCAACACGCTCCGAACATACGGTTGAGTACGGGCGAAACTGTAACCCTGGACATCTACCTCGCCGTCCGCCTCGACCCCCACCTTGCAGATCCCAACAGAAAATAACGCCTGCTTCACGCAACGCTGGATCTGCGTGTGGATGCGATGCTTCTTCAACTGCTCGTTGAGCATCCGTTCGTACTTAACGCCAAGAGGACGCAACTCAGGGTTCCGCGTCAGCACCAATGCCTGGGCTGGACGCGCACTCAGATTCCGTTCGTAAATCTGAGACGCCAACTCCATCAGGTTGACGTGGACTGGACGCTCGGCGGCATCGTCAGAGTAGTACACACCAACGTACTGCTCGATCGCCTGTCGATGACGACTGCGAAATGGTTCCAGCTTCCGCCGCGATGCGTCAACCGATCGCCGCAGCCGCTGAAGATCTTCCGTTGTGCTGGGATTCAAATGTCACACCAGCAGCCTCATTCCCACTTGATACTCTCGGCAAGCTCCTGAACCCGTTCCCGACGACGCCACTCAAGCGACATCACCGGGACATGATCCTGGTCTCTCTGCTTGTCCTTAGTCTCACGCTCTCTCAGGATCTTCGCACACAAGGCGTCTGCGATTACCACGTCGCCATGATTGTCTCTACTGTCACTCGGGTCAATGGTCTGTGACGCACCACCATGTTCAACCCTACCACTGGGAAGATAAACGAATTCACCCGCCTGAATCAACGCCTTCTCCGATGGGTTGATGAACTTGCCAGTTACAAGCGAATCACGGTAGTTCATCAACAAGTCCTTCTTCCCCTCACCTGTCGAGAACCAACCAGGCCGATCCGATTGCTTTCGACGCAAACTCGTCTCGTCCGTCTTGAAGTAAATGTTCGCGTACTCGCACTCGTCGATTACCGTCCGACCGAACGTCCGACCCGGACCCGTCGCTTCCCAGATCAGAAACGCACCTCGTCCTTCAACACCCTTGAACATGCGACACAACGCAACGGTCAGTTCGGCAAACCTGTTCGCCGAGATCCGGTTGCTGCAAAACTCCGCAACCTTCTCGCCACTCAACCTGTCAACCACCGCGATCGCTGAATCACTCGCACCAGTCCCCTGGCTGATGTCGCACCCAACAACATACTCCCGATCACGCGGCGGGTTCATGTCCCGGTCCAGGTCACACCACACCTTCAACAACCCAACATCGTCTTCGACAAACTTCGGCTGGAAACCCTCCTCAACGTACAGGCTCCCAACGTGAGTAGGACGACGCACGAAGTTCTTTTTCAACTGCTCCAGCGTCTTTGGATCGAAGAACGGGTAAGCCGACCCCTGGTAGTCAATGTCCAGCTGCGTCGCAATCTCCACCTCGTGAGCCCGACGCTTCTTCTCCCGCTGATACCATTCGCTCTGAGGATTCCCCTCATCGTCGTACCACAGACCAGCGGCCTTCTCGGGATGCTGCGACCAATGGAAACGCATCCTCGGTGTGCCGGCCTGACGCTGCGCGTAGAACGCATTGGCCGTGCCAGCCGGCGTCGAGTTGAAGATCCGAGAGTTCGTCGTGTCAGCTGTCGCACTTAATACGTCGTAACCACCATTCTCGAACGCCGCAAATTCGTCAATCAACATCGCCGTCCGACGACCACCGCGACCAATGTTGTCGGTTGTACTCTCACCCTCGATCTTCGACCCGTTCGTCAGATTCAACAGCTTCAACTTGTTGCGACGTATCTCCGGCATCAACCACGTTGGAATGTTCTTGTGGATGAAGTCCACATGCGAGAACAACGAGTCCCCTGTCCCATCAACCAAACCTTCCTTCCTCGACACCATCAGGAAACTCTGCAGATCCCTGAAATGCCAACACCACTCGAATAGCGTCAGGCAGATCCAACTCGCACCCATGTCCCGGCTCTTCTCAATCAGCACGTCCGTCTTGCCGATCGACTCGCTCAGAGCCAGGAATGCGTCGTCCTGATACGGCCAGGTGATGAACGGCAACTTGGGACTCTGCCCGTCAGCGATCTTCCGAGGGTCATACGTCCACACGAATGCGTTGATGTAGAACAGCAGATCCCGTGAACAGGCCAGCCAGATGTTGCGTTGAGCCTCACGGCTATCCGCAGCCGTCTCAAGCAAGTTCCGCCGATACTCCAGGTTCTCCTCAAACCCCTTCGGGACCGCCTTGTAGCAGGGGGTCTCCTTGGATCCGCTCGGTTCGAGAATCGGGGCTACTGACATGTCAGAGGGACCAAACGAAAGGAAAGGAAACGAAAGGAAACGGCATTCGGACAAACTCAGTTTGTCCGAGCAGTTTGTCCGAGCAGTTTGTCCGAGGGAGTGTCATGACTAAACCCACACCTTTCCACACCTAATGTGTTCATGTTTGATCAGCCCCGCAATGCCAGTGACCACCGTCGATCTGGTAGCCGCTGTAGTCTGTATGGAACCCGAAGATCGGACCCTCCTGACGCATACCGTAGCGACGAGAACCCTCCGGTGCCGGTTTCACCGGACTGGGATCGCACGCCTGTTGACACGCACAGCAGTACGAACGCTTCTCGTCGTGGTGCCACCAATGGTCACCGTCGTGCGTGCATTCACTCATCCCGTCTCGCCTTTCGTTTCAACGTCTCGCGTCTCTTGGGAAGTCCAACCGCGATATTCCTCGCACCCTTGCACGAATTCGAGCAGAAAACAGGGAGTTCACGCCTCACCCTGAGTTCCTGAGAACTTGTGCCAAGAAACTCCAGACCGCAATGATTGCAAGACAGATCGAATCTGCGCTCACGGTAATACGCAGTACGGCAGGCGTCGTTGCAATACAAGCGAGCTACGGCAAGGGGACCATGCTTGAATTCCTTCTGGCACTGCCGGCACAAGGACGTGCTGGCAGTGGACCCATCGTATTCAGCAACACGAAGAGCCAATGCCTTGCTGGAATGCTCCTTCGCCTCAAGACTTCGTTTATGTGGACCGACCGAGGAACCATTGTTCTCAAGAAAAGCAGCAGAAACGCCATGCTTGGCAATAGTCTTCTTGGCACGTTCAGAGAACATCTTGAACAGGCGAGGAGTGATCAGGCCGGTTTTTTCATTGAATCCGACCATCTTCTTGAACTCACTAGCCGTGATCCCGTGAGTAAAATTCACATGATTGCCAAGGTTCTCGCCAATCCAGTCGCAACCCTCAACAAGACAAGGCAATTCTCCTTTGATCAGGAACTCGTCGTAACACTGGGGCAAAGCTATGCCCTGCGGATCGGCAATCCAGCGATCAAACCGCTTCGCCATGTATGCCCGGTAGCACACCTGGGAGCAGTATTTCTTTGTCTTGTACGCATGAGGCTGCACATAGAACTTCTCGTCACACTCCAAACAACGCTTGGAGGGACGCTCGCCAGGCTTGAGACCGGCCTTGATCCTGGCCTTGTCCGCCCTCTTCTCGTTGCGGACTCGCAGCATCTCCTTCATCTGAGGCGACTTGGCGTAACAGGCGATTGAACAGAACTTCTTCTTCCTGTCGTAGGACCGAAACAATACGTCGCACTCAAGGCAACGACCCCGAACCGGGCCACGCTTCCCAGCAATTCGTGGTTCGCTAGACATCCCCCCCCCTCTGCAAAACAAGACGCATGCGGGGAGTGGAGTCAGGTCCGTGCAATAAGAGGGAGGCTGGCCTGGATCGCAGTCCTCGCAGTAATTGGCATCGCTCAAACGATCACTGCTGACCCGCAAAGCAGCACGGCAACGAGCACAGAAGTCGCGGTAATGACGCGACCCAGGTATCCGATGACCCTGCTCCACCACGTCCATCACCACATCCTCAACCAGCACAGCACGCGGGACAACACGCGAAGCAGCCAACTACGCATCGTCCTCCTCCACCCAATACTCACCGCAACGACACCGGTAGTGCTCGCCAACATCGTCAGCAAACTGGAACTCCTGTACAGGCATCTCGCATTGCGGACAGTCAGACATCACTTGACGCCTCTAGCCCTACTGTTCCAAGCACCCACTGCACGACTCTCGTCCGTATACCACGACGTGTGACAACGGGTACGACCCTCCAAACACGCTAACTGGTAATGCAGAACCTCGTCACCATCCAGCTTCTCACTCACCTGCTCACGCATGTCAGGCTGACCACCGCAAAACGGACACGGCAGTATGTCCCACTCACTCAACATCAGCTTCACCCTCCAAACCAAAACTCGGCCACGGATCCTCGTTCAACGACACTCGAGGTGAATCAAACGCCTCCAGTAAATCGTCACCAGGTGCAAAACTTACCCAGCATCGCAATGACTCAGCCTGGTCCTCATTCAACGTCGCTCGGTCCTGTAACGACTGGATCAATACCAGTAACGACCTCCGTAACTCCGGCATCGTCGCGTCGCTCGGAGGTCTCGGAGTTCCCATTACCTTCAACGTCAACTGCATCCGCCAAATCACCTCCCTGTCCGTCATCTCTCGCCCCCCGAATGTTCCGCAACATCTCCGCTATCTCGTCCGTTCGACGAGTCGTGTCCTCGCGAAATCCCTCCATCAACTGCTCCCGGTCGTCCTGACGACTCGAGATGTCCATCCACTTCACATAAAACGACTTCGGATCACTCCTCGCAAACTGCAATAACCCCCACGCACCAGAACTCGGCGCATCACTCACCTTTGCCGATAACACACTCACATGACG